AAAAATGAAGGAGGTGTAAAAGATGGCGAATAAAGTATATAAACCACTTTTAATTGATTCAGTTAAAGCCGCAGTTGATATCGAGCAACACAGATTTATAGGGTTTGACGGAAATTATTGCTCACAAGGAGCTAAAGCTCTCGGAGTATCAGATGTTGCAATTGAAAAAGAACAGTATGTCCCTGTTGCACTATTAGGAATTTTACTTATAGAAGCAGCCGGCACAATTTCTGTTGGGGATGCCGTTGCATCCGATGAAAACGGAAAAGCCGTTAAAGCAACCGACTCTGCAATAATCAACGGATATGCGTTGGATGACGGTGCTGACGGTCAGGAAATACGAATTTTAATAGGACAATAATTATGGAATATTGCACGATTGAAGATATTGAAACTCAAACCTCTACCCCTACTCTAATCCAGCTTACTTCTGATGATGGGCAGGAAGCCGTCAATCGTGTTGTTGCCCTTGAGGCAGTCCTTTATTCTTCTACGCTCATCGATGGGTATTTGAGAGGCAGATACTCTCTACCTCTCAATACTCATTTCCCTTTATTAAGGATTCTTGCCGTTGACCTCTCAATTTACAGGCTATACGCACGAAGAATGAGAAACGAAATGCCGGAAGTAATTGAAACTGCATACAAAAACGCAATATCTACTCTGAGAGATATTCAAAAAGGTGTAATATCCCTGCAAGCAGAAAATGATTTACTTGAAACTTCATCATTTAATGCTCAGGAGTATAAAACAAATAAGAGTATTCTTGATAAATTGTTCGGAAAGCAAAAAATGAATGAATACTAGAGATATTGAAAACTCTATCATACAAAAGCTCAAAGACTCTTTTCCCGAAGTTCTTGTGCAAGGTTTCCCCGATAAACCCTCCGAGTTTATTCTTTTACACCCGATAGGTGCTTTACTCGTTCATTATCAGGGAAGTAATTACACAAATTCAAATGCTCTCGGAATAATTTCTCAAGAAAATAAAAAAGAGTTTGCCATAACTGTCGTAACAAGAAATTTAAGAGCAAATCAGGGAGCCTATGAATACATAGATAACGTCAAAGCTGTACTTACGGGATTTCAACCCGATGAATGCTCAAAATTAATGCCACTAAAAGATTATTTCATTTCTGAAAATTCAGGAATTTGGCAATACGGCATTAATTTTTCACTAACCACAACTAATATACAAAATTATTGATTAAACAATTACCCAAAAGGAGACTATATGCCTGCATCATTTTTACATGGTGTCGAAACCATTGAAGTAACCAAAGGTGCAAGAACAATTACAACGGTAAAAACTGCCGTTGTCGGACTTGTAGGAACTGCACCGATTGAAGATGTTGAAGATGAATCCAAAACAATTAATACCCCGACTTTGATTCTGAATGAAACCGAAGCCGTAAAATATTTCGGCAATCACAAAGCCGGATTTACAATTCCTCAAGCCCTGAAAGCTATCTTTGACCAAGGTGCCGGAATTGCCATTGTTATTAATGTCTACAACCCCGAAAAGCACGACTCCGTTGAAGATGTAAAAATATCCGATATAAACGGAGGGATTGATTCACAAACAGGTAAAAGAACAGGAATGAAAGCATTTGAAGATTGCTATTCCTTATTCGGTTATTATCCAAAAACAATTATTGCCCCCGTTTTCTGTGAAGAAACTGCCGTTGTATCAGAAATGAATACTCTGTGCAATAAAATCAGAGCAATGGGAATTGTTGATGCTCCAGTTGGAGCTTCCGTATCTGATGTCATTACAGGTCGTGGTCCTGAAGGTACGATTAATTTTAACACATCTTCAGAACGTCTCATACTTTGTTATCCGCATTTAAAAGTGTATGATTCAGAGTCGGATTCAATAAAACTGCAACCTTATTCTCAAAGACTTGCCGGAGTTATTGCTGCCAAAGATGTCGACAAAGGATACCATTGGTCTCCGTCAAATACGGAAATACAGGGGATTGTTGGTATTGAACGACAATTAACCTCTATGATTAACGACCCGACAAGCGAAGTTAATACCCTAAACGAAGCCGGAGTTGTAACCGTATTTAACTCATACGGTTCAGGTTTCAGGACTTGGGGCAACCGCTCAGCAGCATATCCTAGTTTAACCCATCCGACAAATTTCATAAATGTAAGAAGAACAGCCGATATTCTTCACGAATCCGTCGAATACTCAATGCTCCAATTTATGGATTATCCGATAGACAACGGCTTGATTGATTCTATTTGCGAAACAGTTAATCAGTTTATCCGAACATTAATCGGTCGTGGTGCGTTGATTGACGGCAAGTGTACCTTTAATCAAGACAAAAACCCTGCAACGGAAATCGCTAACGGGCATCTTGTTTTTGATATCGAATTTATGCCTCCGACTCCTGCTGAAAGAATAACTTTTGAGTCGTTCATTAACATCGAGCTGTTGAAATCATTAGGAGCATCTTAATGTACGCAACAGTCAACAATAATGGTGATTTGGAAGTCCACACTGACGAAAACGACAGTTGCTTCCTTTGTAAAAACTTGTATAAGTGTCCCTTAATACAAGCAATTAGCAAGGAATATGTCATCCTGCATTATTCTGACATCGAAATATCACAATGTGCATTATTTAAACGCTAATACCCTAAAAATAACGAGGAATATATAATGTCCAAAATTGAAATTAATAAATTAACCAACGCAAATATTTACATGAACGGCACAAACCTTTTAGGTAGAGCTGAAGAAGTACAACTACCACAAATCAAACACAAAATGGCTGAACACAAAGCTCTTGGTATGGTTGGCTCGGCTGAATTTTTCGCCGGCATAGATAAACTTGAATGCAAAATAAAATGGAATGCACTCTATCCTAATGTTCTAAGAACTTGTGCAAATCCGTTTCTTGCCACAATGATTCAGGTCAGAGCCTCTCTTGAAACCTACAACGGTGCCGGAAGAATTAACGAAGTTCCTGCAACAGCATTTTTAATCGGTACTTTTAAAGAGTTTCCGTTGGGGAATATAAAGCCGCATGAAAATGCAGAATACGAAACGACAATGACCGTAACCTACGCAAAGTTAATTGTCGATAAACAGGAAATCTTTGAAATTGATGTACTGCAAAACATTTACAAAGTGGGAATGGTTGATATGCTCGCAAAATTTAAGAAAAATGTGGGGGCATAGTGGAAGATTCAATCCTTAAAAAAGCTAATTCTAAAAAAAGTCTGACCGAAGAAATTGCAACCCGAAAACGTGCATTAAACTTCTATTCGCTTGCCAATATTCTTCCTGATCCCGATATTGTCTTACGCAAACAGGGAAAAGATGTTCGAGTATATAAAGAATTACTCTGTGATCCGCACGTTTTTGCTTGTGTTCAATCCCGTAAATCAGGTGTTCTCTCTCTTGAATGGGAAATAAACAGAGGACTCGATAAAGACGAAAAAGCAGAAGCTATTGAAAATCTACTAAAACAACTCGATATCCACAAACTGATTTCAGATATTTTGGATGCTACACAGTTTGGGTTTCAACCTTTAGAAATAATATGGAAAAGAGATAAATCGGGATATATTTTGCCTGAAAAAATAGTTGCAAAACCACCCGAATGGTTTTGCTTTGATGACAACAACACTCTCAAATTTAGAACTAAAGAGAATTATTACGGAGAAGAATTACCGAATAAAAAGTTTTTGTTGGCTCAAAACAATCCGTCATACAACAATCCTTACGGAGAACGAACTCTTTCACGAGTTTTCTGGCCTGTTACATTCAAAAAAGGCGGACTAAAATTTTGGGTTATTTTTACGGAAAAATACGGAATGCCACATCTGATTGGCAAACACCCACGTGGAGCGACAAAAGAAGAAACAAACACTCTTGCCGATATGCTTGAAGAAATGGTACAAGATGCAATCGCAGTTATTCCTGACGATTCTTCGGTTGAAATCCAAGAAGCAAGTAAATCCTCTTCTGCCGAAATTTACGAAAAATTAATCGATAAAATGAATGCAGAAATTTCAAAAGCGATTTTAGGTCAAACTCTAACGACCGAAATCGGCTCAACAGGAAGTTATGCAGCAGCCAACACCCACATGGCAGTAAGGCAAGATATTATTGATTCAGATAAAAAACTTGTTGAAAGCGTCATAAACCAACTGATAGCTTGGATTTATGAAATCAACTTCTCAAATGCAGAAATTCCTGTTTTTGAAATGTTTGCACCTGAAGATGTTGATTTAACGCTTGCTCAAAGAGATAAAATCCTTTCTGAAACAGGTGTTAAATTTACAAAAGAATATTTTATTAAAAATTATGGTTTGGAAGATGATGATTTTGAAATTAGAGAAGACATTCTGCCCTTAAATCCTAACTTTAAAGAGTTTAAGGAGGATGAACCGACCATTGTCGGACAAAAACAAATAGAAAATCTTTTTAATTTCATTTCAGAAACTAAATTAAACGAACAATCTCAAAAAATGATTTCACCTTTGATTTCATTGCTTGAAAGTTGCGAAAGCTACGAAGAAGCCTACGAACTATTAACGGACAAAAATCTAAAGAGCAAAAAGTTTGAAGAATCACTCCAAAAGGCTTTGTTTCTTTGCGAATTACAAGGAAGGAGTGATGGATTAGATGAATAAATCCCTAACTTTTTTTGATTTCTTTTCAGGTATTGGTGGTTTTCGACTTGGTTTTGAACGAGCAGGTTTTAAATGTGTCGGCTATTGCGATTGTGACAATTATGCCAACAAGTTATACAAATCATTTTTTGATACAAGCGAGGAGTTATTTTTTGATGACATTCGAAAAATCAAAACAGAAGAATTGCCGAACTTCGACATCTTGTGTGCAGGATTTCCTTGCCAATCTTTTTCAATTGCTGGGAAAAGGCGAGGATTTGACGACACCAGAGGCACAATGTTTTTTGAAGTCGCAAGGATTCTTAAAGACAAAAGACCGAGATATTTTATTCTCGAAAATGTTAAAGGCTTACTTAATCACGACAGAGGAAAAACTTTCCAAACAATACTTAAAATTCTCTCCGACCTTGGGTATCAAACTCAATGGCAGTTACTTAATTCTAAGTTCTTCGGAGTTCCTCAAAACAGGGAAAGAGTGTACATTGTTGGATGTTATGGAAAAAAATGTGCCGGAAAAATATTTCCTATCACCGGAGGCAATTCAGAGAATATTGTCAAAATCGGTTTAAAGCAAGTTGCTGAAACGGTTGGAAATTCACAAGGTTCAAGAATTTATACTCCTGATGGAGTTGGTTCTTGTCTTGTTGCAAATGCCGGAAGCGGTAAAACAGGACTTTATTTTATTAATAAACCAAGATTTGATAAATACAAAGAATCAGATATTGTTGAAACCTTAAAAGTCGGAGGTGATACTCCTTTAATGAAAATAAGGAACGGAACAAAGAAAGGTTACGATGTCGCAACCGCCGGAGATGGAATAAATCTTGCTTATCCAAATTCTAAAACTCGCAGAGGTCGTGTCGGTAAAGGTTGCTCTCAAACCTTGGATACCAACTGCAATATGGGAACAATTGACGGATACAAAATCCGAAGATTAACACCATTGGAATGTTTTAGGTTACAAGGCTTCCCTGATGAAATTGTTGAAATTGCAAAAAAACTCGGAATAGCAGATACCCATTTATACAAAATGGCAGGAAATGCAGTTACGGTAAATGTTGTTGAGGCAGTTGCCAAAAAACTTGCTGAGGTTGTAAATGATAGAACTTAAATCATTATTTAAATTACAACCTGCTCTTGCAATAAAATATTTCAGAAACAAAAAGAACGTAACAAGTTGGGATTGGTACGAAATTTGGCAAGATGCACACAAAAAGAGTTTTACAGTTGCTAAAGCTATGAACACAAAAGTCCTAAATGATATTCGTGAAGCTTTGGATAAATCATTATCTGAAGGCAAAACTTTTCACGAGTTTCAAAAAGACTTAAAACCACTACTTCAAAAACGTGGTTGGTGGGGCGAGCAGATTGTCGTTGATACAGAAGGTAATGCAGAAAAAGTTCAGCTTGGTTCTATGTATCGACTGAAAAATATTTATAGGGTGAATATGCAAACTGCCTATATGACAGGGCGATACCAAACTCAACTCGATGATGTCGACAATCGACCATACTGGGAATACGTTGCCGTTATGGATTCTTCCACAAGACCTGAACACGCAATGCTTAACGGTTTAGTTTTTAGATATGATGATCCGTTTTGGAGTGCGTTTTACCCACCGAACGGTTGGAATTGTAGGTGTAGAGTAGTTGCTCGCTCTCAGAAAAATCTTGATTCACTTGATATTTTACCAAATTCTTCTGATGGTGCTTTGAGTGATGAAATGCATCTTGTATCTAAAAAATCAGGTGAATACAAACCAGTTACAGTTTATACAGACCCACTTACAGGCAAAAAGATTGCCCCTGATGTCGGTTGGAGTCACAATCCTGCATCAGGTTTCGTAGATTAAAACACTTTTTGAACGGCTATTGAATAATATTTAGGAGTTAATATGACTATTGATAAAAAATCATTGATTAATTGGGTTGGCGGTAAAAGATTGCTTAGAAAAACAATCGCTCCACTAATTCCGAAAGATATAAAATCATACGTTGA